CCAGCAGAAGCAGGCAATCAATATGGTAAAACTACTGTTCGTGTTAAACCAAACCAAACACCAATCACAGAAGATAAAGTCATGTTAGAAAGTATATTTGAAAACCAGACTGAATTGACAGAACTTTATAATGAACCAACGTATGATGAATTAAAAGAAACACTTAGTAATTTCTTAAATCCATCTGAGGAAGAAACAACTACTTCTGAAAATGTTAGTGCTGCGACTACACCAACGGCAAATACTGGAACTACAACAGTTGATAAAGTAGAAGATGCTTTTGATGAACTGTTTAATAGTTAGAAGCTAAGGTTAATTAAATAATAGTATAATAGTGGAGTGGGAAACCGCCCCTCCCATTCCACCACATTTTAGGAGAAAAATTATGACAGATACAAAAGATGAATTAGCTGGAATTATAGCCGATGAATTAAATAAAACTTTCAAACATCAACAAGTTGCATATTTTTTAAGAGATGGGGACAATCCAACAGATGTAACAGATTGGATTTCAACTGGTTCAACAATGTTAGATTTAGCAATTTCTAATAGACCGAATGGTGGTGTTGGAGTTGGTAAAATCACAGAATTAAATGGTTTAGAGGGTAGTGGTAAATCACTTATTGGTTCTCATCTATTAGCATCAACACAAAAGAAAGATGGTATTGCAGTTTATATTGATACAGAAAGTGCTGTATCACCTGAATTTCTTGAAGCGATAGGTGTGGATACAACCAATATGTTATATGTTCATTTGGAAACAGTTGAGGATATATTTGAAACTATTGAAATGATCATTACGAAAATAAGAGAATCAGACAAAGATAAATTGGTTACAATTCTCGTTGATAGTTTAGCTGCAGCATCTACAAAAGTAGAGATGGATGCTGATTTTGATCAGGCTGGGTGGGCAACACAAAAAGCAATTATTACATCAAGAGCAATGAGAAAAATAACGCAAATGATAGCTCGACAAAAGGTGGCTCTCATTTTTACAAACCAACTTCGTACAAAATTGGGAGTAAGTTTTGGAGACCCATGGACAACAAGCGGTGGAAAATCACTACCATACCACTCATCAACCAGAGTTCGGTTTAAGAATGCAGGACAAATCAAAGATACAAGTAAAAAGAATACAATAGGAATTAAGATTAAAGCACAAGTCATTAAGAATAGACTTGGCCCACCAATGAGAACTGCTGAGTTCCCATTATATTTCGATACTGGTATTGATGATTATGGTTCTTGGCTAACTACAATGAAAGAACATAAGTTGTTGAAACAGGGTGGTGCTTGGTATACAATAGAACAAGTTGACACTGAAACGGGTGAACTCATCAAAGCACACAAATTCCAATCAAAGGATTTTGAGAACCTTTTGACTGAAAATGAAGACTTAAAAGAGTTTTGTTACAATCAGATATGTGAAGCTTGTATTCTTAAATATGATAGTAAAGAGTTGGGAATTGATGATGTTGAAGAAACAGACGAAATCGTTGATGAAATCTAAAAAACTGAAAGAATTTCTAACCAAACCAGAAGTGAAACAACTTCATAAAGAGGCAATGAAATTTCAAGGTATGGATAAACTCATTAAAAAGTTGAAGAAATCAGGTGAAGCATAAATGGAAAAGAAAGAGTTAAACAATAAGTTTATATCCTTCCTTGACAAAACAAAAGATGAAGACCATAAATCGGTTACGAGATTGAATGATAGAGTTTTAATATGCGATGGTTTAAATACCTTTATTCGAGCATTCGCAGTCAACCCGTCAATCAATGATGATGGACTTCACATCGGTGGGTTAATGGGATTTCTTAAATCATTAAGATATACATCAGATATACTCAAACCATCGAGAATTATTGTTGTGTTTGATGGTAAGGGTGGTTCAATAAAAAGACAAAAACTATATCCAGAATATAAGGCAACCCGTAAAGTTAAGAAAAGATTAAATAGAAATGTAGATTGGGGAACCGCTCCACAAGACGAAGAACAATCAATGATACAGCAGATGGGTAGATTGGTTGAATATCTGGAACAATTACCACTTACACTTATATCAGTTGATAATGTAGAGGCTGATGATGTGATGGCTTACATTTCACAACAAATTCTTACAGATAGTGATATATTCTTAATGTCAACTGACAAGGATTTCTTACAACTTGTAGATGATAGAGTTAAAGTTTGGTCACCAACCAAAAAGAAATTATACAACAAAAGAGAAGTTGAAGAAGAATATGGAATACCATCACGAAATATTCTAACATATAGAATACTTGATGGTGATAAATCAGATAATATTACAGGAGTTAAAGGTGCTGGGTTAAAAAGTATAATCAAATACATTGAACCAATTACAGAAGATAAAGATTTCAATGTAAAAGATTTGATAGATTATGCAAAAAATTCAAATGAGAAAATAAAACTCTTGGAAAATATAAAAAATAGTAGTAATATATTGAAACGGAATTATTTACTTATGCAATTAAACAAAGTAGATATTCCAGGTCATATAAAGTTGAAGATACAGGGGGCTGTGAATAGGGATATACCACAGTTGATCAAACACCGTTTTCAGGTTATGTTTCTTCAAGATAAGTTAAGTAATCATATAAAGAATTTTGATAGTTGGATAACCGAATTTACTCGGTTAAATAGATTTAGGGGATTAAATGGAAAATAAAATATTACATGGTGATTGTTTAGATTTATTAAAAGATTTAGATGATAATTCAGTAGATAGTATCGTAACTGACCCGCCTTATGGATTGTCCTTTATGGGCAAAAAGTGGGATTATGATGTACCGTCAGTTGAGATATGGAAGGAATGTTTAAGGGTGCTGAAGCCGGGTGGTTACTTACTTTCATTTGCAGGTACAAGAACTCAGCACAGAATGGCAGTTAATATTGAAGATGCAGGGTTTGAAATCAGAGATATGATTGCTTGGGTATATGGTAGTGGGTTTCCAAAGAGTCATAATATTGGTAAGGCTGTTGATAAGTTGGGTGGACAATCATTAGATTGGTTTATTGATTATATATTAAAATTTGCTGATGAGAAAGGAATAAGTAGAAAAGAATTGACAATGATATTTCCAAGTAAAACTGGAAAACCTACTGGATGGTTATGGAATAAACAAAAAACACAAGGGATAACAATTGAACAGTTTAATAAAATAAAAGATTTTTTAAAATTACCTTTTGATAGTCTCGAAGAAACAGAAAGAGAAATTATAGGTAGAGGTGAGGCTGGATTAACTGCTGGAACTATCGCTAATTTTTCAGGAGAAAAGGAGTTTGATTTGACAGAAGGCAACTCACCATACGAAGGCTGGGGAACAGCACTAAAACCTGCACTTGAACCTATAACAGTAGCAAGAAAACCATTTAAAGGTACAGTTGCTAATAATGTATTGAAGTGGGGTACAGGTGGGATAAATATTGATGGGTGTAGGGTTGGAGTTGATGAAAACGAACCAAATAAAAGAGCAAATCATAAAAACCATAATGTATCAAAACAAGAAACCAATATAAATTATGTAGCAAGAAATTCTATTGCTCCTAAATTAGAACAAGGCAGATTCCCAGCTAACCTAATACATGATGGTAGTGATGAGGTTGTGGGGTTGTTTCCTGAGACTACCAAAGCAGGGAATAAAAAGAATACGAAATCAGATACAGGAATTTGGGGAGCAAGTAAAGAAACAGATATTTTGCACAAGATACCTAATGACAATGGTGGCTCTGCTGCTCGTTTCTTCTATTGTGCAAAGGCAAGTAAGAGTGAAAGGAATAAGGGGTTGGAAGATATAGAGGGTAAGTATTTAGATGAAAGTAGAAAAGTTGGAAGTGCCGGTGGGACTAACCCAAGAAACAGAGGAGCGGAAAGTAAAAGAAAGAACTTCCACCCGACAGTAAAACCAATCAAACTAATGCAATACCTTGTAAGATTGGTAACGCCAAAAGACGGAACAGTATTAGACCCATTTGTGGGAAGTGGAACAACTTGTATAGCTGCTAAACTATTGGATAGAAAATATATCGGTATGGAAATGGATGATGAATATGTAGTTATAGCACAAGAAAGAATTAAAGCACATAAACCAGATAAAACACAACATGACTTTTTCTAAAATAAACATTGTATTATGTATCAAAATAATTGTATATTAAAGAAATAAAGAATTAGGAGAAAATAAGAATTGGTTAATCAGTTAACAGATTTTGGTCATACATTTCAAATAAAAACATTATCAGCTTTAATGTCAGATACCAATTTCATTGCACAAATTTATGATATATTTGATGAGAGTCATTTCGATAATGACAGTTTAAAATGGATAGCAAAAGAATGTAAATTATATTATGATGAATACAAACAACCAATAACATTAGATGTATTCAAAGTAAGATTAAATGAAGTTCATAATGATATTCTAAAAATTACAATTATTGAAACACTTAAAGAAGTGGTTAGGTATTTAGAAGCTCCAGATTTGGAGTTTATTAAAGACCAAGCACTTAATTTTTTTAAGAACCAAACATTGAAAAACGCAATCATAGAGAGTGTTGAAATACTTGAAAACAAAGGTGATTTTGATACAATAAAGAAATTGGTTGATAACGCATTGAGAGCGGGTGCTGAAAGAAATTTAGGACACGAATATGTGGATGACATTGAAGTAAGATATTCAGAAATGGCAAGAAGCACAGTTGAAACGCCGTGGGATGTCATAAACGATTTAACGCAGGGTGGATTAGCAGGTGGTGAGTTGGGTGTTGTAGTTGCACCCGCTGGAATTGGAAAAAGTTGGATTTTAGCCGCACTGGGTGCAGGTTCAATGAAAAGAGGTTCAAACGTTTTACATTATACTATGGAATTAAATGAAGCATATGTTGGGTTGAGATACGATAGCATATTTACAGGTATAGCAAATCAAAATTTAAAATATCATAAAGATGAAGTAAAACAGAAGATTGAAAATATTGATGGTGATTTAATTGTTAAATACTTTCCAACAAAAACGGCATCGGTAAATACATTATCAGCTCATCTACAAAAATTGAAAATGATGGGTAAACGGATAGATATGATAGTCGTGGATTATGCTGATATTCTTAAAGATACAGGACATGCAAGAGAAGTTAGACATGCACTTGGAAACATTTATGAAGATTTGAGAGGATTGGCTGGTGAATTTGGTATTCCTGTATGGACCGCGAGTCAGGCGAACAGATCGAGCTTGGATGAAGATGTAATTGAAGCTCAGAAAATATCAGAATCATATCAAAAGATTATGACTGCTGATTTTGTAATGTCATTATCAAGAAAAGTAGAAGATAAAATTGGTAACACTGGTAGATTTCATATTATTAAAAACAGATTTGGACCTGATGGATTAACTTATCCAGCTAAAATGAATACTAATACTGGAGCTGTTGAAATATTTGAAGCGATGAGTGTAGGTGGAAAAGAGCAACAAACAAAAATCGACAACAGAGATAATTTAATGAAAAAAATGTTATCGAGTAGGTATGATGATTTAATGGGAGAAGAATAAATGATTTATGGATATTTAGAATTTGATTGGTCAGAATACTGGACAAGTTCTCACGATGTAGAGTATATTATAGTTGAAAGTAAGTAATTTTACAATAGAACCAGTTCCAAGAATGGCTATTCAGTCATTCATCGAAAAGTGGCACTATTCACATTCAACAAATGGAGTTCAACAAACTCAATGTTTTGCTTTATATGATGATGGAAACCCACAGAGAATGATTGGTGCAATTATGTATGCCTTACCATCAATGAAATCCACTGCGGCTAAATACAATCCAGACAGTACTGATAAATGTTGGGAATTGAGAAGATTGTGTTGTATTGATGATACGCCAACAAATACAGAGAGTTATTTTATAGCACAAACATTGAAGTGGATAAGGCGGAATACGGATATTGAGGTTATAGTATCTTATTCTGATTTACAACAAGGACACGAGGGTGTTGTGTATAAAGCGAGTAACTTCATTTATTTGGGTCAGAGTGGTGGTGGTAGAATTCTTATGGTTGATGGGAAAGAATATCACGCTCGTTCATTAAATCAAAAAGAAAAACCTTATGGTAGAGATTTGAAACGGCGGTGGGAAAACAAAGAAGGACATCAATGGTGGGATTCAGAACAAGATATGCATTTCGTCAAAACAAAACCAAAGAACATTTATATTTATTATTTGAATAAGAGAGTAAAAAAGAAATTATTAAAGTTACATAATGGATAAATATTGTGATACATCGAGGGTTGTTATTTTACCAACATCAAAAGAAGTTGTTTATAAAATGATTACACAAAAACATTATGCTAAAAAATGGACAGCATCATCAAACATATATGGAGTATATTGGGATGAGGGCGAATCACCATTTTTTGATGATAGAAAATTAAAATTGATAGGTGCTGTTTTATATGGACACCCATCCGGTTTTAGAGTTGTAAAATCCGTATCAGAAGAATTGGAAATAGGAGAAGTGTTAGAACTGAAACGATTATGGATTGCTGATGGTTATGGTAAGAACATAGAATCATATGTAATATCTCAATCATTAAAGATGTTAAAGAAAGATGATTCAAATGTTAAAGTTGTCATCTCATTTGCAGACCCAGTTCAGAAACATCAAGGAACTATTTATCAAGCAACCAATTGGATATATCAGGGAAGAAAAGTAAGTCGTGGAGATTTCTATGAATATAAATATCCAAATACAGATGTGTGGTTATCTGATAGAGCAATCGGTGCCCAACTTGGAAGTAACGCACTTGAAAATGTATTGAAGAAAGTTCCTGATATGGAATATGGAGTAAAAATGAGGAAACATAGATATTTATATTTCCTTTGTAACAAACAAGAAAAAAAGAAACTTATGAAAAGTTTAAAACATCCAATCAGACCATATGGTTTTAGTTGTGAATGTGAGGGAATGTGTGAATGTTAAGAAAAATAAGAATAAAGAAATAATTTGTTATATTTATAGATACACGAAAAAGCTGATATAAATCACAAACAGGAGTTACATTATGGTAGAATTTAAAAAGTTCAGTTTATCAGAAAATTTCATAGACGGATATAAAAGAAAAAAACCACCATTTGGTTTTAATGGGCTAGGCCACCTAGTATATATGAGAACATACTCACGAATAAAAGATGATGGTAAGAACGAACAATGGTGGGAAACAGTTCAGCGTGTTGTAGAGGGAACTTACAATATGCAAAAACAACATATTGAGAGATATGATTTGGGGTGGAATGCCTGGCAGGCACAACGGTCATCACAAGAGATGTATGACCGAATTTTTAATATGAAGTTTCTGCCACCAGGTCGTGGTTTGTGGTCGATGGGTACAGCTCTTACGGAAGAAAAAGGATTATATGCCGCCCTCAACAACTGTGCATTTGTATCAACTGCAAATCTAAAAGAAGAATTATCAAAACCATTTACATTCTTAATGGATGCTTCAATGGTTGGAGTTGGTGTTGGATTTGATACAAAAGGTGCTAACTCATTTATAGTCAGAGGTACAAAATCGGATAGAGATACTGAAACATATAGAATACCTGATACAAGAGAAGGTTGGGTTGAATCTTTGAGAAGATTGTTAGATAGTTATTTCTTGGGAATTGCACCAGTTAAATTTGATTATGATTTAATTAGACCCGCAGGAGCACCAATTAAAGGTTTTGGTGGTGTATCAAGTGGACACGAACCACTTAAAGAAGTAATTGGATTGATTAGAGAAGTTTTAGATAGTAATATTGGAGAACCTATTTCAGTTACAACAATCGTAGATATAATGAATTTGATTGGTAAATGTGTCGTGGCTGGTAATGTTAGAAGAACTGCTGAAATCGTATTTGGTGATCCAACATCATCCGAATACATCAACTTAAAGAATTATAAGAAAAATCCACATAGAGCCGAATATGGTTGGACATCAAACAATTCAGTATTTGCTGATGTTGGAATGGATTATACAGATGTTGCTGAAAGAATAAATGACAATGGTGAACCAGGAATTGCTTGGTTGGAAAATATGCA